AGGCAGTCGGCGTAAAGACGGCAGGGATCGGGACCGAAACGGTCGGAGTCCCCACTGGCCAAAAGGCAAAACGGGCTCTCCCCATAATCGAAGGGTTCCCTGTGTATTGCAGGGTGATCTTCATGGTGCCCCTTCGAAGCGAATACCCTTTCGTGATGTTATTCACGGCGGGGATAGCTAAATACAAAGCCCAGGGGTTAAAAGACACCTGGGTGGCGGAGGGGACTAAGGAGGCTATGCGTCTGGGCCTCGAAAACTTCTCCTGAAACGAGATGCCCTCCCGGAGGTGGTCAAATCTCTTGGACCCAGTATCCGGGACGTGTTCCATATCATGGTCCACGCCCAGGAGTTCCACAACTGGGGCTGTTAAAGTGACGGTCTTAGCGTCTTGTGTTTCATTAAGTTCGGCGGAGCAAGATCCCCGCGCGCTCTGCTCCCAGAACGCGCTTCGTTTTTGTGACTCGGTTTCCCTGAATCCCAGCTGCAGCTCTATACCTGCGCCCGCCACGGACGCATAGTGTTCATACTGCTGGGTTGAGTGCTTAACGGGCTCAGCCGGGTATTTATAGTGTACTCCGCCACTATCCAATTCGCCTTGACCCGTCGAAACGGACCAAGGCTCAAAAACTCCCAACTCAAACTCTTGAGCGCACTGCTCAAAGCTAGGAAGGGTCAACGTGTGGAAGAACTCCAACTTCCTGCACGTCTCCACAAAATCGTCGTAGGCCGGTCGACCATGTAAGAAAAACTCGCGGGCCGCGGCGTAGACCGTACCGACGGAACGGTCGCGCTCCTCCCCCTTAAACTGGAGACGGTAAGCCAACGACTTGTAGATAGACTTCGTGGCGAGGGGCGCGTACACATTCTCACCTTCGACGCGAAATTCGCGTTTAAGGTAAGTGGCCTTTCTCACATGGATAAAGTCAATCACTGCTTGTTTGTGTCCGTCAGTAATGACGTAACCCAAACGGGCTTGCGCTTCCTTAAGGGCCTCCCCGGTGAACGCCGGAGCATCTCGACTAACGCCCGTCAGGTTGTCATCCCCCGTGTTCGCAATCC